GCCCGGGTATCAATCAACGTTTAAGAAAAAGTCGTTGCGAATTCCTACAAAATCGTGTGTTGTTTCGTGTATTGGCTTTTACAGCGATACAGAGTATCCAGAAACACGAATTGGTTTCGCAACTGCTGAAGGATGGGCTGGAATGGAAAATCGTTCCGGTTATTGTTCTTCTCCCGTATTAGATTCTGATGGTAAGATTATTGGTTTCTGGACACACGGTGATTCAGTTAGAATAGGTAGATTTCAACCAGTTTCTCAAGCTTATATTGATTTAGTTGGTAATGCTCAAAAGTCGCTCCATTTGGGAGCGAGTTTTTGTTGAGGCCCCTTTCCCCACAAGACATCTCTTGGGATACTCTTGTAGGGAAGTATCCAGAGATGTTTTCTCGTGGGCCAAGGGGGCCACGGTTTTCACAATGTTATTCTATTAAAGGACTACATTGGGAATACTTATCGGAAGATTACTTCACACCTGTGGGTTCTTATACTCGTTTCCCACGATATAAGAACAGAAAAGAAATAGATCCATATGTCAAAATGTATATGGATGACAATAATCTAGTAATGGGTAACGAGTATATGTTACCCAAGCCAAACCCTGAAGCATCGTTTAAGTCTTTAGCAAAATATGCTAAGGCTGATAAATACATGCAAGAGGAAGAGATAGCTAGTATGAATGACGCCTTTTACCATACATACACTATCTGGGAACCTTATATGGCAGGTTCAAAAATTAAGAGCTATGAGGAAGTAGTGCCCCTCTTAGATCTTAGTACATCTCCTGGTGTACCTTACTCATCGACTATATTTCTCAAAAGAGATTTTCCTTTTGATGATTTCAAAGCTTTCTTTGAAAAAGACTGGGTCAACATGAGTAAACCCCACAACTGGTATTGTTTATGGGCCAGTTGTTTAAAAGAAGAATTACGTACCATCCTCAAAGTTAGAATGAATAGCATTAGGACGTTCATGTCTTCTGGAGTTGATGGAACCCTTGCTGGAATGCGCCTGTTTGATGATATGAATCAAAAATTCATAAACAGCCATTCTGTAACACCTAGTGAAGTTGGTTCTTCTCCATTTCATAACGGTTGGGACGCTCTTCATCATAAGCTTTCAAAACATCCTAATGTTTTTGAGCTAGATGAGTCTCAGTATGATAGTTCCATACGCCGTTATATGCTTGGAGGCTGTGCTTCAATACGTTTTCGTCTTCTTCGACCTGAAGACCAAACGCCTGAGAATCGAGTGCGCATTCAGAATTTTTATAACAACGTGATTCATTCATTTGTAATGACAGATGAAGGTATAATTGTTAGAAAGAAAACTGGAATGCCTAGTGGTACAGTTAACACCATTAGTGATAATACACTAGTGTTACACACATTCTTAACCTACGCGTGGTTGAGAATAGTTCCTCACACTAATGTTGATAATGTTTTGCGGAAATTTGTAAAACATGTTCAATTAGCCTTGGTAGGTGACGACAATACATGGTCAGTGAGTGATAAATATGTTGATATATATAACGCCGTGACTGTGGGAGCATGCCTATCTAAAATAGGAATAACATGCACAACACCATGTGCCACCCCAAGGAAGGCTAATGAAGTGAGTTTCTTGTCAACATCATTTACACAGTATAGAGGTGTATATGTACCCTTATACGATTGGCGTAAATTGTTGACATCATTGTGTTATAGTGAATACAGTAAACAATCTCCCATTTATACATTAGAACGTCTTAATGGGCTAGCAGTTGTTGGTTGGAGCAATCCAAGTTTTTGGCAATTGTGTTGCGAGATTCGTCAGTATATGATACAGCGGTTTGATAAGTTGTATCGTGATAACACAGATTGGGTCATGGTTAAAAGAGCATGGCTTGATTACTTAGGTTGTGAAAGTTTGTACATTGGTCTCGAAAAACAATCCCTTGGAAGGCTAGAAAGATCATTAAGCCAGGGAAATCGTTTGTCTATGAAGACTAAACAGCAATTTTTAAATTCGCCTAAGCGAAGAAATTTACCTCCTAGAGAGAAGGAACGTCGTTGGAAGCAATATGCAGCTTCACAACGCAGCACAGCGGCCAATAAAAGACGTGGTTACACCCGTAATACACGAATGAAAACTTCAGGACGAAATCTGAAGATTTCTATGTCGCCTTGTGCTAAACATTATTTAACGACGCTTGTTGCTCCTTTTGAACATAAAGGAGTTGCTTGTGTTCCAGACTTGCACGCTGTGCCATCTAAGAAAATTCGAGTGAAAACTCGTGGTACTTTTTCAAGTGGTGTCAACGGTTATGGGTGGATTATTGTTAATCCATGGTGTAACAGCAGTGATTTTGCTGTTGCATCCCACTCAATTTCTAGTTATGCTGGAGCTGCACTCGTTGGAGATCCAGCAGTTTTACCAGCTGGAGTGACTAATACCACTCCATCAAAAATTCCGTATGCGAGCGCCGCTTTTGGTGCAAACTTACGTGCTAGAACAGTGGGAGTAGGTTTGAGGATCCGTTACATAGGTCCCGAACTGGCAAGGTCTGGTCAAATTATTGGGTTGCGGAAGCCGGACAACACTTCGTGTGTTGGTTCAGCTCCTGCTGCACTGCGTACCTACGAGGAAGCTAAAACTTTCTCAAATAAAAAGCAGTGGATGTATGCTCTATATCGTCCAGTCGAACCGGAGGACTATGAGTTTTCACCTTTTGGTGGAGCAAATGCTGGAGGAACTGTTGCTTATCCAATAGTTTTCTGGGTTGGTGATACTACAAATAGCGGTGGTACCCCAGGTCCAGCACCTTTCGAATTTGAGATAATTCAATATATTGAGTATATTGGTGATATTGACAATGTGACAGCATCTCATGTTGATGTGTCAGGCATGGCACATATTCGAAACTCCTTACCTGTGAAGTCAGTCACAGATAATATGGGCGCTATGGTCAGAAATGTAACTGGGAAGATATCAAGATCTATCAATGCAAATCTTCCGCAGATCATTAAAACTGCAGCACCTGCCATAGGAGGAGCTATGGCATATAAAACTTTCGGGGGTGAAGCACTAGCTCCTGAGGTTGAAAGTTCCTATCCACTCATAGAGGAAATTGAGGAAGGAGCTTTAGAATTTGGTGAAATGGCCACCGAATTCGCCCCTTTACTGTTACTTTAAAAGTAAAAATTGAGGTTTCTTTTAAACAAAGTCATATCAAAAACTACCTCTTAAGAAACGATGATCCCGCAAATGATCTAAAAATTTTGCACGGTCCCACAAGTTCGAAATAAGAACTACCGTTATGGGTAAAAACTTTTTACCGGTTTTAGGAAAAACCGAGCGGTACTCAAGAAATGTTGTGATAAAACTACCTACTGAGTTGAAACTATCATTTACTATTTTTATAGTGATTATAAGGTCC